TAACGCGGGCCAGCCATGTGTGGCACGACGACGACCAAGTGGTCAGTCTCACGGTAACAAAAGAGTTCGTTGATTGCCAGGAAGACGAAGGAACCATGGTCTACATCTACCCCGTAATCGGAATGGAGGAATGAAGAAAAACAAGCGTTTAGATTCGGTGGACATGCTAGTTGTTCACTGTTCGGCAACCCAACCCGACGCCGATATTGGCGTCAAAGAGATCGACCGCTGGCACCGCGACCGGGGCTGGCTGAAAGTCGGTTACCACCTCGTTATCCGTCGCGACGGGACCGTCGAGCAAGGCCGCTACCTGGACGAACAGGGAGCCCATGCTGTGGAAGTCAACGATCATAGCCTGGGCATCTGCCTGGTAGGTGGCGTGGATGACCAGATGGAGGCGGAAGACAACTTCAGCGAAGCTCAGTTCAAAGCTCTGGCCGATGTGCTGGATGCCCTGCTGGTCTTCTACCCCGACGCTGCCATTTGTGGTCATCGAGACATCGAGGGAGTTAATAAGGATTGCCCTTCCTTCAACGTCTCTCAGTGGTTGGAAAGCCAATCAGGAGTAAAACTGTGAAAGAACTGTCCGCTGGAGGACTGAAATGCAAATCGTTGGACTGACCGGCGCTGCCGGCGCGGGAAAGGACACTGTGGCGGACTATTTACAGGAAACAGAAGGCTTCACCCAGTACGCCTTTGCCTGGCCAGTGAAGAAAGCGGCCTCTGAGAAATTCGGGGTCCCTATTTCAGCCTTCGAGGACCCTGAACAGAAGGACCAGGTGATCGAACGGTGGGGTCTGACTCCCCGGCAGATGGCCGAGTATGAGGGTACGGAGTGTGGCCGCGAGTTTTACGGCTTCGATATTTGGATTATCCGGGCCGAAGTCGCTCTGGAAATGGTCAAAGCGTCAACTTCGCCTCCACAGGGTTTCGTTGTGTCGGACGTCCGGTTCAACAACGAGGCCGAGTGGATACATCGGCATGGTGGGACCGTGATCGAGGTTTATCGGCTCGACGCCACTTCTGTCACCGCTCATAAATCCGCAAGCGGAATTGATCCGGGCCTGGTAGATACAACGGTCATCAACCGTTCGGGAGATCTCCCCTCCACTTTTTCAGCGGTGGACCGCATTCTGGCTTCCGCCTCCCTATAGGTCAGGAGCAATGAATGACCCAAAACGACATCACGCTGGCACATCTTATCAAGCACGGCTCGCTGACCCCATTGCAGGCGATGGGAGTCTACGGCATCCATCGCCTGCCGGCTCGTATCTATGAGCTGAAACAGGCGGGCCACGACATCCGAAAGACTACTCGCACCGATGGCCGGGGCCGGCAGTATGCCGAGTATCGGCTTTACCATGAGCCTGCTTTCCACGGCGATACCTACGTCGCGTAGGAGAACCATGTCTCAACAACCGATTGCATACCAAGAAACGAACATGCGGCTGGCCTTCCAAGCTGCTATGTCTCAGGCAGCTCCTGAAAACTTCGACCTAATGAAGAAGGTCGGGACAAAGCTCAAGAAGGGCCTGGGACGCATTCCTCGATACAAGCTCTGGCGCGTCGTGCGCGGAACCAACAAGGAGTAATCATGGGCGAAGATGCCGATTTTCAGCTGACCGAAGAGGAAGAGCAAGCCGGCAAGAAGTTCTTGCTGGCGACGGTCAAGGAGATGGCAGAAAGCGGTGAGTATTTCAGTGAGATCACTCTTCGGCTTCCTGACGGCAGTTTCGTCAAGCTGGACTTAGCTGTGACCGACGCACAGCCCGCCGAGGAATAACCGTGGGAGACGCACAGTTTGTTGGCCATGAGCCGTGCCCAGACTGCGGCAGTGAGGATAACTTGGGCCGCTGGGACGATGGCCATGCTTACTGTTTCTCCCAAGGATGCAGCTACTATGAACCGGCTGACACCAAGCGTTCAGCTGGCTCTCGAACGAGGAAACGTATGTCCCTGATTGATGGGGAGGTTAAACCCTTAGGGGCGCGAGGACTGACTGCGGAGACATGTCAGAAGTTCGGATACCAGGTTGGCAAGTATAAGGGCAAGACGGTCCAGATCGCCAACTACAAGAACGTCTCTGGGCAGACCGTAGCTCAGAAAATCCGGTTCAAGGATAAGGATTTTCTCTTTCTGGGAGACACCGATCAAGCCGGGTTGTACGGCGAATGGCTATGGTCTCCCGGTCGAATGGTGATTGTGACCGAAGGCGAGATAGATGCCCTCAGTGTGAGCCAAATCCAAGGCAATAAGTGGCCGGTGGTGTCTGTTCCGAACGGAGCCAGCGGAGCCGAGAACGCCGTTCGTAAGAGCTTGGAGTTCCTGGAGAGCTTTCAATCCGTGGTCTTCATGTTCGACATGGATGAGCCCGGCCAAGAGGCTGCCAAGGAGTGCGCCGCCCTACTCTCCCCTGGCAAGGCGTATATCGCTACGCTCCCGGAGAAAGACCCCAACGAGCTGCTTACCCAGCGGCGGACCAAGGAAGTGGTCTCCGCTATCTGGGAGTCCAAGCGGTTCGAGCCAGACGGCATTGTCCAGGGGTCCGAGCTATGGGAGGAAATCGAGCGGCCCATTGAATGGGGATTGAGCTATCCATGGGAGTCGATGACGCGGCTTACCTATGGGATACGCACGGGAGAGCTGATCGGGATTGGATCGGGCACCGGGATGGGCAAGACCGATTTCATGAAAGAGATCGAGACCCACCTAGCCTGTTATCACCAGCAGAAGATCGGCATTCTTCATTTAGAAGAGTCCGTGCGCGACTCTGGTCTGGCCCTCATGTCGAAACAAGCCGGAAAGCTCTTTCACCTGCCGGACGGTGAGTGGACCCAGGAAGACAAAGAGGCCGCTTTCCAGTCCGTTTTGGGCTCTGATCGGGTGCTGCTATACGACAGCTTTGGCTATAACGACTACGACCACATCAAGTCCCGTATTCGTTATATGGCTGTCGGCCATGGTTGCCGGTATATCTTCCTGGACCACATTACCGCCCTGGTAACAGGGGACGCCAGTAATGACGAGCGCCGGCAGCTGGATTACATCATGACGGACCTGGCGTCTCTGGTGACCGAGCTTGGGATCACCATTTTCTACATCTCCCATCTGACAACGCCGGAATCGGGGAGCCATGAGGAAGGGGCTCGCGTCCAGCTCCGCCAGTTCCGAGGCAGTCGAGCTATCGGCCAATGGTCTTGGTACGTCATTGGCCTGGAGCGGAACCAACAAGCAGCCGATCTGAAAGATCGGCACACATCAACAATTCGTATCCTCAAAGACCGCTACACCGGACAGGCTACCGGCGAGGTGTTTTATCTCCGGTACAACCCAGACACCGGGAAGATGGAGGAAGTCGAGCCGGAAGCCGATGGCTTTGAGGATGAGTTTGAAGAGGAAGGCGGATTTTGAAGACTATTTCTACTGGAACGGGCACCGCCCTGATTGCCATTAATGGCGTCATTCTCTTTATTGTAGCCACCATTAGTGGTCTCCTGTGACCTTACACCATCGAGACCATCGGAGATATGGTGGGCAATCCTGAGGTTACCGTGCCGTGGTGGCAGGGCATGCTGCTGGGCTTTGTACCATTCATCGGCCAGCTGACCATTGCCGGCGCAGTGATCGTCTGGGTTCTTTCCCTGTTCGTCCTGTAGGAGTTTTATGCGAAATCTCGTAGCTGACATCGAGGCCGACGGTCTCCAGATCAACGCGGTCACCACCATCCACTGTATCGTTGCCAAGGACCGTAACACCAAAGAAGTCTGGCGGTTCAGCTCCCAGCCCTCCGGTCTTACCATTGAGGATGGAATCCTCTTCCTCCAAGAAAACCACATAGCCGGCCACAACTTCCTCAAATACGACATCCCGGGCATGCAGAATCTTTACCCTTGGTTCTACCCGAAGGGGTTTGTCCGTGATTCGTTAGTGGAGGCCCGCGTTGTGTGGGCCGACGTTATGAAGGACCGCGATTTCCGTGCGCTGAAGAAAGGACGTCTTCCGGCGGAGTTTAAAGAGAGGGGCCTGATTGGGTCCCACTCGCTGAAGGCATGGGGCTACCGCACCGGCGAGGCGAAAGACGACTTCGACGGCCCTTGGGACCGTTGGTCGCAGGAGATGGAGGATTACTGCGAACAGGACGTCCACGCTAACGACGCGCTGTTCGACCTGATCGACGGCAAGGATTGGCCTTGGTTCAGTCTGTGGATGGAAAACAAAGTGGCCTGGATCGTCGCCCGTCAGGAACGATATGGGTTCCTGTTTGACCAGCCGTCAGCTGTAGAGCTGCAAGCCGATCTAAGTCAGCGCCGAGAAGAGCTGCGAGCCCAGCTGCAAGAGTATTTCCCGCCGTTCTATCGGCCTGGCAAGTTGTTCACTCCCAAAGCCGACAATAAGCGATACGGCTACGTCAAGGACGCGCCTCTCTGCAAGGTCAACCTGGTTGATTTCAACCCCGGCAGCGGCCAGCACATCGCTGACCGTCTCCAGAAGGTGAAGGGATGGAAGCCCAAAGAATGGACGCCTGAAGGGGAACCAAAAACCTCGGAAGACATCCTGAGCAGTCTCGATTGGCCAGAAGCCCAGCTGCTGACTGAATACGCCGTGGTGGACAAGCGGCTTGGCCAGCTGTCAGAGGGTCAAAACGCCTGGCTGAAGAAGGCCAACCCGATGACTGGCCGGATTCACGGCGGGGTGAATACCAACGGTGCAGCCACGGGCCGAATGACGCACTCCGGCCCGAATATGGCCCAGGTCCCGGCAAACGGGGCTCCCTATGGCGAGCGATGCCGCGCCTTGTTCACGGTCCCTGCTTGGAAAAAGCTGGTTGGAATCGACGCGGATGGCCTGGAGCTGCGCGGCCTGGGCCACTTCATGGCCACCTGGGATGAAGGCGTATTCGCTCGTGCTGTGGTTGAAGGGGATAAGTCGGAGGGCACAGATGCCCATACGATCAACCAGAAGGCCATCGGACTGTACTCCCGCGATTCCGCGAAGACCGTTATCTACGCGCTGATCTACGGGGCCGGGGATTACAAGCTGGGCCTAACCATTCTGGAAGACATGCCAGAAGAGCGCCGTAAGCAATTCCGGGCGAAAAAGAAGATCATTCAGCTAGGAAAGACGGCACGGGCACAGCTGACGGAAAATATCCCGGCTTTGGGAATCTTGATTGACCGAGTGCAGAAGAGGGCCAAGAAACGCGGTTACCTGTATGGCCTGGACGGGCGAAAGCTCTACGTTCGGTCCATGCACTCCGCGCTTAACACCCTCATTCAATCTGCCGGCGGGCTCATTATGAAGATGGGCCTGGTTATCCTGGACGGCTATTTACAGAACGAAGGTCTGATTCCAGGAGACGACTACGAGTTCGTCGTCAATGTCCATGACGAATGGCAGATCGAGTGCCGGCCCGAACATGCCGAGTTGGTCGCAGAGCTGGGCAGTCAAGCCATTCGAGATTCCGGCTGGTTTTTCGACTTCCGGTGTGTTCTCGAAGGCGGTTCCGATATTGGGCAATGCTGGCGTGACACGCACTAAACGGCGGATGCTCAAGGATGCCAAGTACCGGGCAAAGAGAAAGGGACTCCCTTTTACGCTGGACGAAGACAGCTTTGAAGTTCCAGACGTTTGTCCGGTACTTGGTACTCCCTTGCGTATCGGCGGGGGACCACATTCTCCATCTCTGGACCGGATTGTTCCCGAGATTGGCTACATCCCGTGCAATGTCTTGGTAGTCTCGCAGCGGGTCAATCAGATCAAGCAGAACGCTACCCCAGCGGAGCTGGAAGAGATCGCGGGGTTCTACCGCGAATACATCGAAATTTGGATCAACAATCTCACTGGTGGGATAGATGAATAAGTCGCTTTTTGAGTATCAAAAGGAGTTCATGCTGGCGTGCAGTCAGCATGTCGGCTCCGAACCCGTCACGCCTACAGAATATCTGACCGAGTGCGATACAGACCTGTGGTCGAGCCTCGTCGAAGAAGAGCATTCCGAACTACATGAAGCTCTCGGGGCGCTGGACTTGGCGGCGGACGATGACCCGGAAGCGTTCCTCGCCTGTCTGGCGGAAGTGTGTGCCGAAGGCGTGGACGTGATCTATACCGTGTCCGGCCTCCTGAACGACTTGGGGCTACCGGCAGAGACCATGTTCCAGGTGGTCCATGAGGCCAACATGGCGAAACGAGATGACGACGGGTTCATTCATAAGGACCCGGAGACCGGCAAGGTGCTTAAACCGATGGGTTGGCGGCCGGTCAATAAGATCAAAGTTGTTCTGGAAGCCCAGGAGGTTTGACATGGAGTTCGGACTAACAATCTTCGCTGTTCTCGGGCTCTTCCTTATCGTCCTTGGCGGTTTCGTTGGGCTCTTTTCTTATGCGTCCTATAAGTCGCTCCGGGACGATGAACTCTTCCCGTCTGTGATCTATGTAGATGATCGGGAGTTCTTGGAAGATCGGCCCTTGAAAGCCGCTTGCGGCATTCCGGGGATAACTTAATGGGCATCTTAGGAAAGCTCGGGTTGGATTCCTTGGGGGCCGTCTTCTCGCCTATCACCGAATGGGTAAAAGCCTGGCAGGAACGGAAGACGGCCCAGCTGAAACACAAGCAGCAGATTGAAAAGGCCCGCGCTGAGTCCAAGATCGCTATGCTCAAATCCGCCCAGAACCACAAGTTCGAGTGGGAGGAACAGGCGGTCAAGAATGCCGGCTGGAAAGACGACTGGTTCGTCTTGGTTCTGACTGCCCCGGCGATTCTGGTCTTCTGGCCGGACATGCAGCCCACCGTCAAATCCGGCTTTGAGGCGCTGAAAGAATTGCCGGAATGGTATCGGTACGCGCTTCTGATCGCCATTGGCTCGTCGTTCGGTGTCAAGAAGATCACCGATTGGAAGAAGATCAAAGGGCTACTCGGATGATGGACACACTGAAAGACGGGTCTAGCCCGCTGGGGGACGATAAAAGTCTGGTCCAATATCGCACCCACATGGGCAGCGATCTTATGGTGGTCAATGCGGCCCGCGTCAGTCTGAACAAAGAGTCGGACTGGGAGCGTGTCCGGGTTCCGGTGTATGTGGACCGCAATAACGACTACGGGGACGAGCCGGACTTTGTGATGGTCGAACAGCTGTCAAAACGAGACCAGCGTTTGATTTACTTCCTGGCTCGGGGGATGCGTGAGTCTGAATACCGCCGGGCGCTGGAGCGGCTGGCTGAAGCAGCGACTGTGGACGAAGTGGTACAGGCCCTGAAGACGCTGAACGCCAACAAGCACTGGACCCCGTTCGGTCATCCTCAAGTCCAGTTCCGAATCACCATGCCCATCGCCATTGCCCGCCAGTGGTTCAAGTCCGAAGTGGGCTTTGTGCGAAATGAAGTGAGTCGGCGCTATGTGGACGATCCCCCGGAAATCTTTGTCCCTAGCGTTTTCCATACGAAGCCGGAAGACGTAAAACAGGGATCGGGAGGACCTCATATTCGGTCTCAAAGCTGGAAGCTATCTGCCCATGCCCATGAGTCCCGCTCTTACAGTCTCTACACCGACATGATTGAAGACGGCGTGGCCCCGGAAGACGCCCGTTTCCAGCTCCCCCAAGGGACGTACACCACGTTCATTGAGACCGGCTCTCTGGCGGCTTATGCGCGTATCTGTGGGCTCCGTAAGGACCCTCATGCCCAGAAAGAGGCCCGCCACTATGCTCATGCTGTGAGCGCCACTATGGCCTCCCTGTTCCCCGTCTCCTGGGACGCGCTGGTCGGAACCGATGGCTGAGGTTCCGACAGGGCCTATTTCCAAGCTACTCGGGAACCGGCTGAATAAGACCCACCGGGACATTGCTTCGGGTCGAAAGGCGTTTTCCGACTACCATCTGATCCACCTTGCCAACCTCTGGCTGGTCGCCTGTCTGGCCTATTACGAGCTGGACGATCCGTTCATGTCGGACCAGCTGTTCGACAACCTTACGGGCCATCTCCTGGCGAACCATAGCCGGCTCAAAGAAGCCGGCGTTTGGTGGGTGGACGGGATGTTTCCCCGAGACGCGCTGGAAGCCGGAACCGGGTATCACCTGAAGCACCTCTATCCGGTCATCATCCAAGAGGCTGTGGTGGACATCGAAAAGAGGCCGTGACTCAAAAGACCGCTCTTATCGACGCCGACATCCTGACCTATATGTTCGGCTTCGCCCACGAAGAGACCTACGACTTCGATGGAGACGGAGACCCGGCAGCTGTAGCTGACTATGAGGCCGCCGCCGAGCATATCGACAACGAGGTTCTGTACTACCAGGACCAGACGGGGGCAGATGATGTCGTCGTCGCTCTTTCGGATAAGGACCATCCGAACTGGCGGGAAGCCTTCTTGTCCAGCTACAAGGCCAACCGGAGCGATTCCCGCCCTCCCCTCCTGTACTGGGACCTCCGCCAGTACATTATCGACACCTATCCGACGTACATTCGGCCCGCCCTGGAAGCCGACGATGTGTTGGGCATCCTGAGTACCAGCACCAAAGCCATCCCAGGGAAGAAGTGCATCGTATCCACCGACAAGGATTTTTGGACCATCCCTGGTTGGTTATGGGACCCCCGCAATCATAAGGACCAGAAGCCGGTCAAGGTGAGTCGGCCCGATGCCGACTACTGGCATCTCTACCAGACGCTTACCGGGGACCAGATCGACAACTACAAGGGCTGTCCTGGAATCGGCCCCAAGAAAGCCGAAAAGCTCTTGATGGAGCATTGGGACCCCGAAGAGATGAACGTAGCCGAGGCTTGGGAAGTCATCGTGGCCGCTTTCAAGAAGAAGGGCCTGACGGAAGACGATGCGTTGGTCCAGGCCCGCGTTGCCCGAATCTGTCGGAAGGAGGATTTTGATTTCAAAAACAAACAGGTAATCCCGTGGACGCCTCCTGAAAATGAAGACTGAAGGACCCTCCACCCGCGCTCAGATTGTGACGCGGCGTACCTATAACCGGCCCTTGGATGACGAGGGCCGTAGCTTCGAGACCTGGGAAGATACCGTTGCCCGTGTCATCCACCATCAACGATGGCTTTGGGAGCGAGCCCTCAAGCGAGAGCTGAATAGCCAAGAGACAAGCGAACTGGAAGACCTCCGCCAGCTCATGTTGGAGCGGAAGGTTTCCGTCGCTGGCCGAACCCTGTGGCTGGGCGGCACGGAAGTCGCCAAGAAGCGGGAAGCCTCGCAGTTTAATTGTGGTCATACCGAAATCGAGACGGTATACGATGCGGTGGACCACTTCTGGTTACTGCTGCAAGGCTGTGGCGTTGGATTTACGCCAATCCCTGGTACGTTGAACGGGTTTCGTTGTCCGATCCCTGAGGTAGAGATCGTTCGTTCGGAGCGTACCGAGAAAGGCGGCAATGAATCCAACACAGAGACCTTCGACGGCCATACCTGGTGGCTCCGGTTAGGCGACTCCGCCGAAGCCTGGGCGAAATCCTTAGGTAAACTCTTAGCCGGCAAGTATCCGGCCCAGAAGTTGGTGCTGGACTTCTCCCAGGTTCGCCCCGAAGGTGAGCGCCTGAAGGGCTATGGCTGGATTTGCAGCGGCGACCGGGCCATTGCTCGGGCCTATGAGGCCATTGCGGAGATCATGAATCGTCGGGCCGGTGACCTACTGACGGCCATCGACATCATGGACATCATGAATTGGGCTGGCACGGTCTTGTCTAGCCGCCGCAGCGCCGAGATCGCGCTTATGGACTACGATAATCCCGAAGCCGAAGACTTCGCGGTGGCCAAGAAGGATTATTGGATCGACAACCCGCAGCGTGGGCAGTCCAATAATAGCTTGGTGTTCCACCGTAAGCCGTCCAAAAATGAGCTGCGGGACCTGTTCCGTAAGATGCTGGATGCCGGCGGCTCGGAGCCTGGGTTCATTAACGGCGTGGCCGCTAAAGAGCGGGCTCCCTGGATGGCCGGGTTCAACCCATGCGCGGAGATCATCCTGCCAAATAAGGGCTTCTGCAATCTGGTCGAGATCGACGTCTCCAAGTTCAGCGGAGACATGGCTGGGATGCTGGAGGCGGCCCGGATTGCCGGACGAGCCAACTACCGTCAGACCTGCGTCAACCTACAGGACGGCATCCTCCAAGAAGCCTGGCACCTCAACAATGAGTTCCTGCGGCTCTGTGGCGTGGGCATCACTGGAGAGGCCCTGCGGCCTGATCTTCGACGGCATGACGCCCGCCGGTTGAGCCGAGAGGCGACGGTGGCCACCTATGAGATGGCCGACGAGCTGGGAACCCCTCGCCCGAAAAACGTCACAACGATCAAGCCTAGTGGCACCATGTCGAAGATCATGGACACCACCGAAGGCTGCCACAAGCCGATGGGCCGGTTCGTCTTCAACAACGTGAACTTTTCCCGGAATGATCCACTTGTGGAAGTGTTGCGCCAAGCCAACTACCGAGTGCAGCCAAACCCGGTGGACCCGGAAGGCGTCCTGGTGACGTTCCCTGTGGACTACAGTGGCGTCCGGTTCCATGAAGCCGACGGCATGGAAGTCAACCTGGATAGTGCCGTGTCCCAGCTGGAGCATTACAAACAGTTGATGCGGAACTATGTCCAACATAATGCCAGCATTACGGTCAGCTATGACCCGTCCGAGGTCGAAGAGATCGTCGAGTGGCTGGATAAGAACTGGGACGATTATGTGGGAGTCGCCTGGATTCTTCGGAACGATCCCACAAAGCGGGCAGAAGACCTTGGCCATCCATACCTTCCTCAAGAAGTTGTTACCCAGGAAGAGTACGAAGCCTATGTCTCGCAGCTAGGTCATGTGGACATTGAGGCGTACAACTCGATGGAAGAGCTACGAGATGACGATTGCTCCACGGGCGCTTGTCCCGTGAAGTAGTCTCATAGGGCTTCCGCCTCCCTATAGGGGGACATTGGGTCCCCTTTTTTGCTTTCTAGGAGACTGGATTGTTTAACCACGTTCCTCCCGATTCCCGCAGCCTGATTGCACTGTTGGATGCTTCATTTCCTGCCAGGCCGCCCGATCCGGCGGAAACCGAGCGGGAAATCTGGATGAAGGCCGGCGAGCGACGGCTGATCGAAGCCATGAAGTCGCGCCAAGCAGAGCAAGACGAAACGATCCTGGAAAGCCCTGTCACCGCTTCCACTTACCAACCGGAGTAGCCAGCCGAGGCCGATGTTCGGCATAACAGCAGCAGTTATCGGTTCCGCCCTGATCGGTGCCGCTTCGCAAGAGTATCAACGCCGTAAGCGGGAAGAAAAGATGGAAGAGCTGCGGAAAGAGCGCGAAAAGGAACAAGAGCGGCAGGAAGAAATGCGCGCTAACAAGAAGGCAATCATGGGCCGGTCGGACCTGAAATCGGAAACAGGCCAGGCCAGTGCTAAATCCGCCGGCGTCTCTTCCCTGCGTATCCCCTCTACCAGCGCCGGAAGCTCCGGCCTCAACGTCTGACTGAGTAATGGCACAAGAACAGTCCATTTCATCTCGGTGGGATGAGCTGAGCCGTGTGCGGGACCCCGTGCTCGAACGGGCTCGGTCTTGTTCCAAGCTCACCGTCCCCCATCTTCTCCCGCCCAGCGGTACAACCCAAAAAGACGACCTGCCGACGCCCTATCAAGGGCTAGGGGCACGGGCCGTCAACAACCTGAGCGCCAAGCTGCTTCTGGCGCTGTTCCCGCCCAATAGCAAGTTCTTTCGCTTGTCCGTTTCGGAAGCGGCCATCCAGGAGATGCCTCAATCCCGAGGCGAAATCGACGAGTCGATCCTAGAGCTTGAGCGGGTCATCCAGCATGACATCGACTCCAGCAACATGCGGACAGCCGCCTTCGAGGCGATCAAGCACCTGGTAGTGACGGGCAACGTCCTGGTCCATCTACCCGAAGAAGGCGGTCTCCGGCTATACCGGATGGACCAATATGTGGTCCGTCGGGACCCTATGGGCAATGTGCTGGAGATTATCGTTAAAGAAGACCTGAGCCCCAGCAGCTTGCCGGCTGAAGCCCGGAACGCCATTGAGGGAGACGAGAACACGGAAGAGAAGACCGTCTCGTTGTATACCCATATCTGGCGGAGCAACGAAGACGGCGACCCTAAGTACAAGATCAAACAGGTCGTCAACGGTCAGACGCTCCCCGATTCCGAAGGTGACTATCCGGTAAACGCGCTTCCCTGGCTGCCGCTTCGATTCCAAATGGTCACGGGTGAAGACTACGGACGGGGCCTGGTGGAAGAACATCTAGGCGACTTCCGGTCCCTCGAAAAGCTCACCAAGGCGATTACGGACGGAGCCCAAGCAGCGGCCCGCATTCTCTATTTCCGCAACCCCAACTCGTCCACCCGTAAAAAGGACCTGGTGGAGTCGGACAATGGGGATGTCATCGACGGTAACCCGGAAGACGTGGGCTTACTCCAGCTGGACAAGTACACGGATTTCAACTTCGCCCAAGAAATGGCGATTGAAATTCGGACCCGGCTGTCGGAAGCCTTCCTGCTGAGTTCCACCGTCCGGCGCGATGCCGAGCGTGTGACCGCCGAAGAAATCCGGTATATGGCCTCGGAGCTGGAAGACGCCCTGGGTGGAGTCTATTCGGTCCTGTCCCAAGAGTTCCAGCTTCCGCTGATCCGCCGGGAGATCACGCTGCTTCAGAAGAAGCAAAAACTTCCAGAGATGCCGGAAGACCTGGTAAGCCCGGTCATCACTACAGGGCTCCAGGCCCTGGGTCGTGGCCACGACATGGAAAACCTGAATCTCTTTGTGAAGACCCTGATTGAGACGATGGGTCCCGAAGTGGCCAAGCAGTTCATGAATTTCGACGAGCTGATTTCCCGCTATGCGGCGGCGCTGGGTATCGACACTGAGAACCTGGTCAAGAGCCAGGAACAGATGGAGCAAGAGCGTCAGCAGCAGGCCCAGATGGAAGCGATGCAGAGTATGGCTCCCCAGGCCATGCGAGGGGCACAGGCTCAGTCTCAACCACAACCACAATAGGCAACCAATGGCTCGACAGCAGACCAAAAAGACTCAAGTAGGCGAGACCCAAGACGACGATACCGTGGCCGCTGAAGGCCAGGCCGAGGCCGAACAGGCTCAGACCCCTACTGCCGAACAGGCTCGCAAGGAGTCCAAGAGCGGTAGCGGTACTCGTTACCAGACGCCGAACGGCAATCTAATCACCAGTCGCTGAGGATTCCATGGCAGATAGCGCACAGTTCGACCAAGGCGTAACCGGGTCCCAAGCTCCTGAGGGGACCAGCCAGCCCGGCCCCGAAGAGGGCCAGCAAGATGGCCAGGACGAGCCCCGGAAGTACGCCGGTAAGTTCGATTCCGTCGAAGACCTGGAGCAGAGCTACCAGGAGCTTCAGCGGAAGCTAGGCGAAAACGGCGGCCAGGACCAAAGCAGCGACCAGAGCCAAGGCGAGGCCGAGTCTCAGGACAGCTCCGGGTCCGATAGCCAGAGTGGCTTGAAGATCGACCAGGAAGCCTCCGGCGAGTCGCCAGCCGAGGCCGATGTTCGGCCCGAGCTGAATTCATACGTCGGGGAGTACATCGAGAAGGGCGAGCTGTCGGAAGAGAGCCTGGAACAGCTCAAGAGCCAATACGGGTTCGACGAGAAGCAAGCCCGTGAAGTGATGGAAGGCCAGAAGGCGCTCCACGGTCAGTCCTTGAACGAGGTGTATGAACTGGCCGGCGGCTCCGAAGAGGACTTCCAGCAGCTGGCCCAATGGGCGGCTCAGAACCTCTCCCAGCAGGAGATCGACACCTTCAACGAAGCCATCGAGTCCGGCTGGAACAACGCCAAGATGGCGGTGGAGAACCTGCGGAACAAGTACAACAGCGCCAAAGGCACCGAGCCGAGCCTGTATGGCGGTAATGGGACGTCCGAGACCTCCGACGTCTACACCGCCCAGCAGCAGATGGTCAATGACATGAACTCGGAGAAGTACAAGACCGATCCCGAGTTCCGTGATTACGTCCGCAATAAGCTCGCCCGGTCGCAGATCGGCGGCTAACAACTGACAATACACCGGCCATGCCTCTCAGCGATGCACACTTTGGTCGGTCTTTTGAACCCGATTCCACAGTCATTCAGCCCCCGAGGGGATAACTGGAGCGTCGATGTGGGCGAAGGGTTCTTTGAACTACGCCCAAATCAAACAAAGAAAGAGAACGACTGAATGGCTGACGCCACTGTTTCCCGTCTCGGCCAGATCAATGGGTCTGGCGACGAGTTTGCCCTGTTTCTCAAGCAATTCGGCGGCGAAGTGCTGACCTCCTTCGAGGCCAACAACATCATGCGTGGCAAGCACTTCGAGCGCGGCATCTCCAATGGCCGCACCGCCCAGTTCCCCGTCATCGGCCAGACCAGCGACTCCGGGTATCACGTCCCCGGCACCGAGCTGACCGGTGGGGCCATGGACCACGCCGAGCGCACCATCAGCGTGGACGGCCTCCTGCTGAACGACAAGTTCATTGCCTCCATCGACGAGCTGATGAACCACTACGATGTCCGCTCCGTCTACACCGACGAGATGGGCAAGGACCTGGCGCGGAAGTACGACGCCAACGTCCAGCGGATGATCGTCCAGGCGGCCCGCAGTTCGTCCGTGGTCAGTGGCCGTCCCGGCGGCACCTCCATTACCAACGCCGACTTCACCGGCTCGAACGCTTCCTCCGCCCTGGTGAGCGGTCTGTTCGACGCGGCCCAGAAGATGGACGAGAACGAGGTGGACGAGGATGGCCGTATGGCCAACT